GGGGTTTTAATCTGAAGTGCGGTCATTGCTCGGGTCGATGACGACGCGCTCAATTTTGGTGATGGGCTGGCCGGCGGTGGTGTGGTCGATCTCTTGCTTGTCTCGCCAATCCTCTGCGGCCATGTTCTTCAATCCGAAGATGACCAACGTGGCGTTACCGTCTCCGGTGATGGCGTTATTGCGGCCTAATCGCTCCCACCAAGCCGCACATTTAGCCTTTCCCTTTTTTACGGCTGCCGAAAACTCAGGGTGATTGTCAGCCCACTCCGTGATGGTTGATCGGGAAACGTCGATGTCGGCTGCAAACGAAGTCAGCGAAGCACCCTCCGCCATGTGGTCAACAACCATCTGGCAGTATTCGGGTTTGTACTTCGTCGGCCTCCCAACTGGATTAGCCATTCAATAACTCCATATCCAAGGCCGCGGCCTGTGATCTTCGTGCGGCAAGTCATCCAAATGGATAAACCGGCCTGCGCCCTTCTGGTTGACGCCAATGCCCGTGAAGCCGTGATTGACCGCCAGCGCCACCAACTCAAGGGCATCGCCTCCGGTCACAAACACATCGCAGGCATGGCCGCTACTGTGTGCGCCGGGTTCGCTCTTTGCCGCCTCCACCGGATGCGACGGGTCACGGTATCCGGAGGTGATCAGCATGGGCCTGCCGTAGTCCGTGCGCAGGGCTTGCAGCCGCGCCATGAAACCGGCGTCCATATTCAGCCGGCCTGTGTGCTTGCACCGGAACTCGTCAGGGCTGAAGTTGGGGTAGTTTTGCCAGTTCATGGGTTTGGCTCCTGGTTATCGTGTTCACCACACTAGTGAAGGGCTTTGCATGGAGTCGAACCATGGAGCGGCGCCACTCGCACCCGCCAAAGCCCTTCCTGCTGTAGTGATGGCCCCGGCGTACCTTGGCATAGGCCGGGGAGTTTTCGACTTACTTGCCAGCCAGCTTATCACGCAACAGGTAGCCCTCAAGCGCCCAAATTTTGTTTCGGGCATTATCGCGGGCAATCTTGCGCCCGATAGCCTCGTCAAAGTTTTCAGGGCTTGCGGCTGCGCTTTCGCCGGTAACGATGTAGCCGTTGCGCAAAGTTAACGCGCATACCGTCATGGTTGTACCGGGAAACACGTGATACTGCTCAGAGCGGATGCACTCGTTGATTGCATCAGGCGTCAGCCTTGGAGCATTAAGGCCTTTCGACTGGATTTCTTTCTCGATCTCTTGCTCACTCATATCGTCTACCTCAATGTCAGTCTATGGTTTTGCCCACCAGGGCGACCGCTGTCTCGCAATCCGTTAGGCGGGCAGTGTGGCAGCCGACCCGGAATGACCAGCCTGGCGCGTACCACGTTGTTAGTATAGCAACTCACTAACCGTTTTCCATCTTCCGAATCCGCCTCTCAGCCTTCTGCCGCTCATTGGCGTTGCTGATCGTCACCAGCAGCCAGACCGGCACCCAGAAGCCTGCCGTGATGATCGACAGGACAAGGTGCAGCAAGTGGCTGGTGCGGTACTTTTGGATTTTTGCGAGTTCTAGGTGGAGGTTGGGGCTCATTGGGGTTGCTCTAGGTTGTTGAGTTCGGTGAGTAGGGTGCGGGCACGGTTGGTCATGCTAAGCGTGTCACGTACAAATTACCGTGCAAAGTTTTCCCCCGAACACGCTTCCCGTTTCTGTGAAACCAGTTGTGAGTCTTCAGGTATTCTTCAGATCTCGTGTCGCAATTTTCAAAAACCAGAACGTCACCAACTTCCATCTCTGCCAATCCGTGAATTTCGTGAAAACGCATAACCTCCAGAAAATCATCGGGGCTGTGGTATTTGTGCGAAGGTATCACTTTTGCCATTTGTCAAACTCCTTAATCGAAACGGTATTAGGATTATATTTCATATTGGCGATATATGCAACATTTCCCGCTGTGCAGGTTTGTGCAGGTTTGTGCAAGTAAAAAACGCTACCTGCACAGCTCCAAACCGCTGAATCTAAAAGGAAAAACGGCAAAAGTGTGCAGGTGTGCAGGAAAAATCGGAAACTATTAGGGCGTGTGTGAAAATTACCTTACGTAAAACCTTAAAATTTTACTCTCATCCTGTGGATTTCTTATTTTACCTGCACACCTGCACAAAAAGAGTAATTCTATATAGAAAATCAATAACTTACGGCTGTGCAGGTAGCGTTTTTTACCTGCACACTACCTGCACAAAACGCCCTTACCTGCACACTTTGGGGAAATTTCACTAAACACCTGTGCAGGTACGTACCTGCACACCTGCACAGCCGATACAAAAAAGGGAGCCTTTCGGCCCCCTGGTCATTTTCTGTAGAACGTACACGTTCGATTTTTACCCATAACGTCTGCCCGTTTTCGCCCCTCCGGCTGGTAGCCCATCCGCAAAAGGGCGCTTTTTAATCCCCCTGCGTTGGGGAAATCCTCAAACGTATGGTCGTCAAAATCACTCATGGAATGCTCTTTAACCAACGCTTGCAGCAAGGTGATATTGATTTCGCCCTCGTCGTTCGTCACCTCACTGGCGAACATTTGCAAGGCATCCTCTAATGCCAAAACAGACGGCGACTTGCTCAGCTCTTCCATTCTCGCCTTTGCGCTGGTGTGCGGTGCCCGCGTCATGGCAAAGAACGATTCCGGAATGTGGAGGTTCAGCAACCAGTCCAGTATTTCGCCCGCATGATTGCGCATATCGTCATACAGGTTGGGGTAATACCCTGGGTGCTTTTCCATCCATTCTTCCAACGCCTCTTTGCTTTGCCACTGGCTGAACAGGATGCAATAGCGCCGGTCAGTGGCGTCAATCGGGATAGCGTCCTTGAAGTTGGTCAGTGCAAAGTAGTTGGTTGTATTGATAACCGTGCGGGGGTCTTTACCCTTTTTGGTTTCCTCAACAATCGGGTTTGAAATGTACGGCTTGAGGTTGTTCAGAACTTCATATTTACGGAAGTTGTCCAGCTTCAACTCTTCTATAAAGGTCATACACTGACCGGTAGCCCAGCCGGTAAACGGGCTTTCGAGCGTCTGCACGTTCATTGTGCGGACGTTATTCTTACCCAGCACATGCTGCATCATTTCCGCTAACAGCGACTTGCCGTCGCCCTGAACACCCTGTAGCACAATGGCCCATTGGATCTTTTCGCCCGGATACTGGACGTTATGGGCTAGATAATGAATCACCAAGTCCTGTTCGCGTTCATCCGGCAGCAGGTGTGCGATATGTCCTTTGATGCGCTTAACAATGTCTGTCGTCCCCTCTGGCACCCGCTTCAGCCTGGCGGGCACGTAACTGTTCAGGTAATCCAGACCGTCATGCGTAAAAATCTCAGCGGCCTTTGGGAAGTACATCGTATTTTCGACCACTTCGATTTTATCGTTTGCAAAGGTGCACGCCGATTGGGGATTACCTTCACCATCGTTCGGTGTATCACGAGAATGCTTAACATCGAACGCCCTTGGCCCCATGGCCGCTTTGGTTTCTCGGCTCACATACTCCGCCGTAGCGGTGCAGAACACGTATTCCTCAACATAACCGCCATCGGTGCCGTTGTTACGCATACGTCGGATTTCTTTTTGTATGGACGCCAGCGAGGGTTTGGTGCCTACAATCTCGCTGTATTTAACCTGGATGGCCTTAAGCGCAACGTCCATTTCCATAACGTCAAGACGAACGGTTGATAGCCGGTTGATTTCGGCTTTTATGTCGTCCAGGTTTTCGGCCTGATCCAGACCCTTTCGGACAATCTCTCCGGTAACAGCCTTGCGGGCTTCCAGTCCTCCGGCCATTTCAATAACAGAACGAAAGGTAACAGGGTTTTCCGACGCTCTTTTTCCGAAAGACTCCCAACGGGCGCGATTGCGCTCGGCGTCATACTTTTCAGGACATTGTCGGCTGAACTGGTCGAACAGTTGCCAACCGTCCTCAGAACCTTTTGTTTCGTGTTGGATAGCCATACCTACCCGCAACCATTGATCTTGATCAGCGGCAGCGTCTTCCGGCAAGCGGTCAATGTACGCCCGCATCTCATCCAGGCTTAAACCTTCTACTTGTTCAGCTACGGCTTGGGACAGTGCCCCGAAGTCATCGTCGTCAGAATCACCAACGGTACCACCTTCAGTCAAAACTCTAATGGCTTCGGGCGGCAATTCCGGAAGGTCGTCCACATCAGCGAGTGTTTCCAAAACACCAAAAAGCGTTGCTTCTGTGTAACCCTCACCAGTGGCGATATAACCCCTCCCGGCCGCACGGGTATCGAACCCTTCAATGTGGAACAGATTGCTGCCCTGTTTAAGCACAATGTCAGGATCAACTCGAAACGCGAAATGTTGCCCGCCCCCTTTTGTCTTTTGAAGCAGTGCTTCCGCCCAAGGTATAGAGCAACCAAGCACCTTATCAACCGCACCCTTGGTCACACCCTTATACAAGTCCAGGTCAATAACATAAGCGCCCCTTGGGATAACCACGCCCTGCATCGGCGTGTTGGCTTTGCCCTTATAGTTCTGCCAGTCCGTAACAGCAGGCGACTTGTCAGACTTGAGCGGAAATATAACCAAGCTCATTTTGCACCCCCGCGAACCAGATCAACGGCCTTAAACTTGCCTCGGCTGATCTGTTCAATCTCGATCGCCCGAAAGGCTGGAATCTCCCCAGACGCTACCCACTGACACACGGCACCCCGCGTCACACTAAGGGCTTTGGCCAAACCGGCCTGCCCTCCGAAGTACTCTAAAAGTTCATCCATCACGGCTTGACGCCTCCTTTTTGTTCGGGTAAGTTTAGTAATGCTAAACATCAAACAAAGGAAAGTCAAAATGTCTTTAGAAGCCAAAATCGAAAAGCTCACAGCCGCAGTAGAAAGCCTGACCGAGCGTCTACACTCTATGGAGGCGATGGTTGCCATTCCGCCGTCAGCACCGGCAGAGCCATCAGCGCCATCCCGTGATGATCTTGAGGCAGCGGCCAAAGAGGGACAGGCCAAAAGCGAACCACAAGTTACCCACGAGCAAGTGCAACAACTCTGCCTGAAAATCGTTCGGGAAGACCGGAGCAAAAAGCCAAAGCTCAAGGAGATTTTAGGCCAGTATGGTGCAAGCCTGGTTCAGGACGTCCCGCAAGAAAAGCTGGCGGAGCTGAAAGCGAAGTTGGAGGCGGCATAATGGCTGATCACGCAAAACTCAGTGCCAGCGGTTCGTCCCGCTGGCTGGCTTGTCCTGGCAGCGTAAAAGCCGAGCAAGGCTTGAAAGAGCGTTCAAGCCCATCAGCCTATGAAGGCACCTGCGCCCATGAGCTTGGGGAGCTTGTACTGATCAACGGCGGTTCGTGTTTTGATTGGGTAGGCAAAAACCTGATTGAAAATAACGAACACACGGTTGATCAGGAAATGGCCGAGTACGTTCAGCAGTACGTCGATTACGTGAAAAGCTTTAACGGCGAACACGCCTACGAGCAGCGCGTTGATTTTAGCGATTGGGTGCCAGAAGGCTTCGGTACGTCAGACGCCATCGTGCTGCAAGGCGACACGCTCCACGTTATCGATCTCAAGTACGGTAAGGGTGTGCAAGTCTTTGCGGAAAACAATCCGCAGGGCTTGCTATACGCCCTCGGGGCTTACAGCGACTATGCGATGATCTGCAACATCAAGAACATTATCATCCATATTGTCCAACCTCGCCTGGATCACATAGACGACTGGCAGATTTCGCTGGATGATCTTTTGAAGTGGGGAGAATGGGCTAGTCAGCGGGCGGAAATGTGCCTTGATCCAGACGCGCCCCGAATTCCCGGTGGCTCACAATGCCTGTTTTGCAAGGCCAAGGCGACTTGTCCGGCGTTGTACGAACAGACCAAAAGCACCATCTTGTCAGACTTTGAGGAAATCGACAGCCCGTCACCGGACACCTTGACAGACCAACAATTGAAAGCGGCCATGGATGCCAAAAAGCTGATCTTGTCATGGCTGGATGCAGTGGAGCAGCACGTTAAAGAGCGCGTGGAAACAGATGGCTTCCCAGGCTACAAGCTGGTAGCCGGACGGAGCTTACGCAAGTGGGGAGACGACGAAAAAGCCGAACAGGTTTTGTCAGACTTGCTCGGTGAAAATGCTTACACGCAAAAGCTGATCAGTCCTGCCCAGGCAGAAAAAGCACTCGGTAAGAAACGAGCAAACGAAGTTGCTGAGCTGATCATAAAGCCCGAAGGCAAGCCAACCTTAGTGCCGGAAAGCGATAAGCGCCCCAGCATTACCACGAGCGAAAAAGACTTTGAGGATTTCGATTAAAGCGGCTTGACATTGGCGACAATGTTTAGCTAATCTAAACACGCTGAAAGGCAAAAACCAAAACCGAAAAGGAAACGCTAAAATGTCCAAAATCAAACTGAAAAACGTTCGCCTGTCCTTCCCTTCCCTGTTCCGCATGGCTGAGTTTGGCGGGGAGTCTACCGGCAAGTATGAAGCAACTTTTGTGCTGGATAAGGTTGAACACGCAGACGCGATTAAGGCTATTGAAGCTCAGATCAACGAGCTTATGAAAAATGACCTTAAGAGTAGGTTGGCTGCTGATAAGATTTGCCTGAAAGATGGTGACACACTGGGCCGTCCGGAGTTTGAAGGTAAGTACACTATCAAGGCCAGCACCAAAAAGCGCCCCGTGGTTATTGACCGGGATAAGAGCCAGTTGGCGGAGGAAGACAACAAGCCGTATGCGGGCTGTTACGTGAACGGCATTCTCAGCCTTTGGGCGCAAAACAACCAATACGGAAAACGCATCAACGCCCAGCTTGACGGCGTCCAGTTCTACGCCGATGGTGAACCGTTTGGTGATGCGGGTATTAGTGTTGACGAGTTCGACGAATACGAGCCATTCGACACCGACGAGTTCTAAAAAGCCCGTCACACTAGCCGCCTTCGGGCGGCTTTTTATTTTATGGAGCCACCCTCTATGATCGTTTTGGATTGTGAAGTTTACAGGGACTACTTCCTTGCCAGCTTCAAGAACACTCAAACAGGAAGTATCGCTAACGTAGAAATGTATCCTGGCAAGGCGCTTGATTCCCGCAAGCTCAAGGCGCTAATGTCGAAATACACAACCGTTAGCTTTAACGGCCTTGGATACGATTTGCTGATCATCGTTGCCGCGCTGGAAGGTTTTACCAACCAACAACTCAAAGACTTGTCAGACAAAATTATCACCACCAAAACACCTTCCTGGAAGATTGCCAGAGACGCCAATCTTGACCCCCCAGCACATTGGGATCATATCGACGTTATGGAAGTTGCCCCAGGGCAAAGCAGCCTGAAAATTTACGGTGGAAGACTTCACGCACCAAAGATGCAGGATTTGCCGATTGATCCCAGCGCACGTATCACGCCAGAAGACCGCACGAATCTGCGCACGTATTGTGTGAACGACCTGGATACAACCGAGCTTCTTAGCAGCACGCTGAAAAAGCAGATAGAGTTGAGAGTAAACTTGTCCGAGCAATATGGTATGGATTTGCGAAGCAAGTCAGACGCTCAAATTGCCGAGACAGTTATAAAATCAGAGCTGTCCAAACTAACAGGTAAGCAATACCGAGCGCCAAAGCTACCGAAAGATTACAGTTTTCGTTACGTCAATCCGGGCATAATTTGCTTTCAAAACGAACAACTAAAACGCGTATTCAAACGAATCCTTGAGACGGATTTCACGCTTACCGATAGCGGTTCTGTGGCCATGCCCGAATGGCTCAAAAAGGAAAAGATTGTTGTTGGCGATGCTGAGTATCAGATGGGCATCGGCGGCCTCCACAGTTGCGAGAACGGGCAGCACGTTGAAGCAGGCGACGATTTGCTAATGGATTTGGACGTTGCCAGCTACTACCCGAGCATCATCTTGCAACAACGACTGGCCCCGAAAACTTTGGGCGAACCCTTCTTGCAGGTTTATGAGTCGATTGTTAACCGCCGCTTGGCGGCAAAGCGCAGTGGCGATAAAACCACGGCAGACACGCTAAAGATTGCAATCAATGGTAGTTTCGGCAAGCTTGGCAGCAAGTACAGCGCCCTATACTCCCCTGATCTTTTAATCCAGACCACAATCACCGGCCAGCTGGCGTTGCTGATGTTGATAGAGCGCATGGAAAACATCGGCATAAGCGTCAAAAGCGCGAACACGGATGGCATTGTCGTGCTATGCCCGAAAGCCAAAGAGCGTGAAATGGATATTGTTGCGTTCAATTGGATGCTCGACACCAGCTATGAGCT